AATTCAATTGTATCAACCTTGCTGTCAATTTCCCACAAGGCAAGAATCTCTTCTAACTTCAAAACAGTCTCCATAAAACAATCCAAGTATTCTATAAGTATAGTCTCTTTTTACGATTTGTCAAGTGTTATCTTGAGATTTTTCTAAATTCGTAATTTAGGTACCTAAATGTTGCGGTACATGTCAGATAGTCAATGTCGCTTTGGGTGGTATCAAATGAAAGCTCGCCTAACGACAATGGAAAGACATCATGAAACACAATTTCAAAATTTGGATTCATTACGCTGTTCATTGTGGTGAGCGTTGCATCTGATACGATAGCCTCTTTACCATGAGCCTTGACGTTATCCTTATATTCGCGAAACTTTGTGGGAGTGCCAAGTCCAACCATCCAATTAAAAAGTTCTGTCCAGTTCTTTAAGTCCTCGTCTACCTTGAAGGAAATACTAATTGGGTCAAAGGTAAGTTTCTCTCCAGGTTGGGCTGCATCAATGAATGGCGTAGGTTGAATAGCTTCGCCTAATGTAATTCCTGGTATAGTGGCTCCCTGCAAAAACCAATTGACATGAGGAAGTCTACGAATGGAAAAACGAAATCCAACGGGAGATAGGAAATTTTGATTCTCAGGATCCTTATACCGTGCGCCTGTTTCTGTTATTGTCGGGGGTGGCATTAATAGACTCTCCTTTGTTTCTTCACAGTTCTATTTATAATAAAAAAGGGGAGCCCGTGAAGGCTCCCCTTTAATGGGTAAGTAACAAAGTTACTAAACGAGATGTACTGTTATATTACATCAGGTTGGTTACAATAACCTTTCGGTAATATAGGTTGAGATCGTCGAACCCAACTTCAGCCCCGACATTCGTGGTGACAGTTCCGGCGCCTGCGACAGTCGCAAATGGATTGGCAACGAGCCCGTATCGAGTCTTGAAGCCAATCTTTGGTTGGAAGTTGCTCTCGCCAACTGCACGCACCATCTGGAGCGGAACGTATGGGCAGTAGAACAAGCCAGCGTCATATGCGCTTGAGCCCTTGTAGCCTACAGTCACATACTCGCGACCCGTTGTGCTTGCAAAGTAAGGATCAATGTAAACCTTGAAGCGACCATTTAGCACGCCTGCAAAGGTGTTGCCAGTGTCGTCTACGTTCAGATTGTCCTTGAGTGCAGGAGCATGGTCGAGCGAACCAGCCATGGAGAGAGCAGATGCAACATCTGACGAGCAGATGATGATGTTGCCTTTCCCGCGTCGAGTGAACTTGGCAATTTGATTTGCTTCGCGCTCGATCTGGAACATGAGTCCCTTGAATCGTTCGACGCTCCAGCGACCATTGGCATCGACATCAAGGTCGAAAAAGCCTGGGTTTGCTGTGCCTGTGTTTGCACCAATTCGTGCAGTCTTGTTGATTGTACGAATAACCTCTCGGTTAATCTCAGCAAGAATCTCAGCAGACAGAATGTTAGCCAACTCAGTTTCGGCGTCGAGGCCATGAACAGCCTTGAGGTCCTGTGCGAGTTCGACTGTGTACTCTGCCTTGAGGGCGCGTGACAATGCGGTTACTGTAACCTTGTCAATGGTGAATGCCATCTCGGCAATGTCGTCGGTGCCAGGTACGCCACCAAGTCCTTCAGCAGAAGCAGTTGACATACCATTACCGGTCTCGGCAGTGGTAAGAAGCGAATCACTCTCTGTATGAACCTGCCCGGCCAAATCTGGGACTGCCCCAGCGCCAGTTGCAGAAAACGAGGTGTTCGCTTCGTTGTACAGGGCTTCGTCGCCGAGCTGGTCCCTATAAGTGGAACGCATCGCAAAGATGAGCCCAGTAGGACCAGTCATTGGCTGAACGCCACAAATGTCATATGCAATGAGATTAGGCATTGCACGACGAACGAGGCTGATTAGGACGGGATCAAAATTCCCGATACCCGGGGCCCCGGCATTGCCGACGCCACCTGTAGTTGCATTCGATGGTGTGACCTCAAAAAGTTGCTGAGGTGCGCCAGCACCAACTGCCTCAACGAGTGCCCGTTCCTGGTTCTCTAAGAGAATGGCAGTCACGGCTCGCTTGTGGGGATCTTTGATTGTTTCCAGATCCTCATGGTCGAGGACAGGACCCCACTTTGATTGTAGTTCTTCGGAAAGATACATGTTTTTAACTCCTTTAATAACTTTTGGGTTTGTTACTCTACCCGATTCTATTACTATTTATAAAATTAACGTCTTATAGTTCTACCAAGTGTTTGTGTGTAGGCAGACATAGCGGCAGAAGTTTGAGGTTCACTAGTTAATGATTCACTAAGCAGTTCATCTGTATCTTCCTCAACTACTGTTATTGGTGCCTGTGGGAAATAGCTTTCTTTGAGTGTCGAAATTGCATAAATGTATTGATCTTCATCTTCATACTCGACACCTTCGGCCAATGAAACTAGTTTTTCAATTTCAGTATCAGCCAACCCATCAGAAAAAGCATTAAGAATTTGATCTTGCTTGCGACCATTGGCCTCTTGCTGAAGATCAATATTATTCTCAATACTCTCATTGAGGGCATTTTCTAGGTCTTCTACTTTCGTGGCGAGTTCGTCAACAACGTCAACTCGTTCGTCAGGAATAGTAATGTAATGTTCAGTGAATAGGTTCTTTAGACCCGTAAGGAAATCGTCGGTGATTTCAGAACGAATACCACTTTCGACGACTAGTTCATTTTCCTTCATCCACTCTTCGACAACATAGCTAAGGTATCCATCTACCTTCTCAGTTAGTTGTTCCTCGTATGCTGCGCGAGCTTCTGTAAGTTCAACTTTAAAGTCATATTCAAGGCGATCAATTTCCTCGTTGATCTTTGAAACAACAGCAGCTTCAAAGATGATTCTGGCATTGGCCTTAAATTCTTCGGAAAGATTTTCGTCCTCATCAGAGAGAAGGGCATCAACATCGGCACTAATGTCAATGTCATCTGCACCAATTCGAGTCCGAGCCATTTCTACCATTTCGGCAGACTCGTCGTCAATTTCGACTTCATACTCATCTTCGTCATCATCGGAATCTTCGTTGATGATGGCTCCGACAATATCACCGAAACGATCTTCTAGTTCATCACGATCCATTTCACGAAGGATGTCGAAAAGAGCCTTGGCCATTCCGGCCTTTGTGGACGGAATTTCAAGCTCCTCTTCTTCTTCTTCGTATACAGTCTCAAAATCTTCCTCTTCTTTTTGTAGAGGAGTAGTTTCTCTGGAACTACCTTGAGTAGGATTGCCCTTGTCTCCAGACCTAGGAGCGTCCTGAGGCTCTTTGGCCTTATTGGTCTGATGTGCAACCTTTGAGGCGTCCTTGTTCTTGACTTCAAGATCAGTCGCAACCGCAGGCATGGGCTTGACTCCGCCCTTGGCCTTCGGAGCAATTTTCTTTCCTGGAGTAGAGCCTTCCTTAGGATATGTATCATTTCCTGGAGTTGAAGTGGATCGGCTCTGATCGCCTCCTCCGGTGACCACTCCCTCGATGATTTGTTCTAACTTTGCCATTTTAAAATTCTCCTATAAAAGTAAAGAAAGCAGTTTAATTCTACTCTTATTTATATTATTTATAATTTAGAAAGGAAATCCTTAAAAACTTTTAATTTTGTTTCCTCTAATCTTGTTCGGTTTTCATTATAAATTTCTCTTTTGTATTCTTCAATCTGTCGTTCTTTAAGGATACCATTATCCCAAATCCATTCCTTACCTTCCATGATGCCTTGTACAAATGCATTAGGAGCAGATGGGTCTGCAACAATATCCGCTGCGGTTGCAAGACGATAATCGTCTTGGACAATTTGGACACCATCGGCCTTTCCTGGCTTTAATGAGCCCATTCCGCGAGACGAGACACCAAGATTTGCGCCTTCGTCAATAAGATTCTTGACAATCTTTCCGTAAGGAGTATCCATGATTTTGGCCTTACCGATAAAGTTATTGTTTCCGTCTTCTTGAATGTCTTTAATCATGTGAGACACTCGGTCAAGGTTAATCTGGGGACCATCAGGATGTCCAAGCTCACCAAATGCGCGATTCTTCTCTACATACTCAGCATTATATCGTTTGACTTCATTTCGCAGAACACTAACGGGATACATTCTTCCGTTGCGATTCTTCTGCTCAGCCTGCATAAAAATTCCAGAAATATAATGGCTCTTTTTACCAGTTGCCTCATCGACTTCGGTTAGGAATTCTACGTTCTCGTTGAGTTCGGTGATTAATCTCATATTAGATCGCCTTTGGTGATGGGCCTTGCAAGCCCGACTTTGCGCCAATTCTACCCTGTCGGAATGCAAAATCAGCCATCTTTGCAAAACCAGCCTTGTCTTTTGAAATCGTTTGGGCCAGCTTGACTTGATTGTTCTTGTTCAATGCACCATGAACCCGAAGAAGAATATTTGCTGTCGTGGCATCAACTTTTAATGTGGTTCCGTCTTTGAACCTAATAGTAGAAGCCTGGTGTTGGGTTACAATCTTCTTTAATGTATCCATTGCATTTTCAATAAGATTTTGGTCTTCGCGAATAACGGATTCTGTGTTATGCGTATAAGAACCATCCTTGCGTTTGATATAGATAGGCTTAATAGATTTATCAAGCATATTTTCCGCAGAACCATCGGCATTGCGTGTATTCTCGTCTGCATCATCCAACTCTTCGTCGTCAGATGGAAGAGGAGCATCTACGCCTGCGCTCTTGATCTTTTCTTCTCGTTCGGGTTCGTCGTCTTCCCAAACAAGTTGTGGTCTAATGCTTTTGAATGATTTGGCCATTGGTTTTAATCCTCGTCTTCCTCTTCCTCTTCGTCTTCTTCATCATCTATATTTTCTTGCAATGTTCCGGACGTGCTCCAAATCTTTCTTTTTCTTCTGAGCCTCGGCGCGACGGTCAAGTGCTCCCCTAACGCTTGAACCGACCCGTGCCACAGCGTCTCCTATGGCACCCTCGTCAACATCTTCATATTCTTCTTCGATGTCATAAGAATCAAAGAGATCACCTGCCATAGAAATTTTCTTTAGGTCAACTGCATCGCCAATCTTGTTCATGAGTGCAACCCCAATGGAATCCTGCATATCGTTAGGATTTCCTTCTTTGGCATATTGAATTGCCTGAGCAATATGTGATTCTGTAATGTTCATTGTAGTATCTCCCTTAACTCTTATTTATAAGAATTGGTAACTTATTATACACCTTCTTCGGGTTCTTCTTCGCCTTCGGCTGGAGCCTCGCTAGTGATTTGCTTGTCAATCATCGTAATGTCATTATCTGTTTGACGAAGAATATTCTTTCGGAGCCATTCTTTAGAGAAGTATTCGCCCTTGAATTCTTCTGCATCTCTTAACATTTCGATACGATTTCTGAAAATTTCAGTCTCTTGAAGTTCAATAAAGTGGGTGTCTTTTGACCAATCAAAATGAATTTGATTTTTAAATACTTCCCAATCTTCGTGAGTAATAATTCCCTTGAGCCTAAGCTGTGTTTCTAAAAGATGCATAAACAGGTGAGAAAATCTGCTTCGTAGTCGAGTAACAAATTTTCCAAACTTGACTTCATCTCGCGTGATTTCAGCAGAACGACCAATGTTGAATCCAGAATCTTGTTCCAGTCTAGACGAAGGAACATTCATGGCCTTGTAGAGCTTCTTTCTGAAGTAAAGAATGTCTTCAATTTCACCAAGATTCTGCCCACCAGGAAGAGTTGAAATTTCAGTACCACGGCCGCCTTCACGTCTCGGCAACCAATAATCTTCCAACATGGTTCGATGTTCGCGCTCGTCACTAATTTCACCAGTGGCAGCATTATATACAAGACGATTCTTGAAGCGTGTCATAATATCGCGCAGATATTGTTCGGCTTTGATCTTAGGAAGATTCCCTACGTCTACATAGAAAATTCTTCGTTCAGGTGCGCGAGCAATGCGATAAATGACAACGGCATCTTCTAACATTCGTAATTGATTATAGGTCTTGATAGCCTTGTGTAGATGTGAGATAATCATAGACTTTTTGGCATCTAACAATCCACAATGCACATAACAAATACTGTCTTTGGCAATTTTTATATCTTGGGACTGTTGGCCGCTTTTTTTGGCCAATCCCCCTTCATTATAGATAAAAAATTCTAGACCAGGACCAATCAAAGGAATAGGTTGCCCTTGTTGTACAGTAGTTTTACTTTTTCTGGTTTGTTTTACTTTTCTAATTTTTCTAGGATCAATATATCGAAGTTCTTGAATTCCCTTTTGAGGCTGGTCAACATCAATAATAATATGATAGTATAATCTGCCGTCTACATACCATCTTCGGAAAATTTCATAGCATTGCTGCTGAAAATCAAGTTGTTCTAAAACAATTTCAAATTCATCTTGAATTTTAGTTTTAATGGAAGTAGATTGTTTTAATTTGTCGAGTACAATACTGACCGGAGGTTTTTCTTCTGATGTTACAATAGCTTCATTGATAATATCATCAACGGCATATTCACATTCAGGATACATGACCATTTCACGGTATCGTGTAATGACCTCGGCTTCGCTTTTGGCTGCACCTTCAAAATCCAGATACGTTCCGTATGCTCCGGCCAAAGGAGATACTTGTAGCGCACCATCTAAATTCTCAGGAGGAGCAAAAGATTGATTTTTTGCTTCATTCTCCTGAGCTTCCCGACTGATTGTGAAACCAAAAAGTTTAACCGCCATGTATATAAATCCTATCTATCAAAAAAGGTGGCTGGAGGCAGGTAGTCCACCCCCAGCCATCACTTTATTTTATTTCACTTAGGACGTAACGCCAGCTGCCTGCCAGTAATCATACTGCCATGTGCAGGTGAACTCTTCAAGTGAGTCATTTGTTGACCAATCAAGATCAAGTGGAGCAAGAGTAGCTGGCCAGAGATTGACAACAGTTATTCGTTTGATTTCTTCTCCATCTTTTCCATAATGAATAACATCGGCAGTAGCCTGATAATCAGCCGGAGCACTTCCAGCTCCCCGAATATTTGATTCGTGTTGATTAATAGAATTCATCCATGTCTGAATTGCATTGTATACAACAAAGTCTTCATCGTTGATTACGGATGTAGTCCATTCTGCAAATGTTCGATTGCCTGCAATCTTAATCGTTCGACCAAAATATGGTACCTCGATCATCCCTAGATCCGAACCAGGCATTTGAGCGCCCTTACATGTAAAGGTCATCTTGGTACTGGCTGCACCTGGGTTGGCAATCGCAGGAAAAGGCATGACCACCTCAAATAGATTAGGCCTTGCAGCTCCTCCCGTTAATTGTGCCCTAATATCGTTAATGTTAAAAGGCATTTAAGTCTCTCCTTGTTTACTAATGTCTAAGACTATTTATACTAGAATTTCCCAACAACTTCTGAAAAGTCAACACCCGTGCGGACTGCGACGAAGTTTAGTTGAATAAAGTTAATTGAGCGAGCAGGCTTGATGTAAATATCACCAATAAACTCGTTTCGATCAATAACTTCGCCTGTGTTGTTTGTTTCGTCACACACAACCTTGAAATCAAAGATGCCCCTTCGCCCCTGTACATCGCGAAGGAAAGGTTCTACCATATTTCTGAATTGTGAACGAGTGAACTCGTCATTGAACTCAAATAGCGTGAACTTGGCTGCGGTTGCAATTGCTTTTTCTAGTACAATAAAGAGCCTTCGCACGTTAATACGATCAAAGGCACTAGGCTTGGCCAAGAGCGTCTTGTCACCATACAGAATAGTACCTTGCCCCTTGATTGTAACAATGGGGTTGATGCCATTTTTGTAAAGCTCATCACGATGAGCCTTCTGAGGATTCCAAGCCAGTTTGACAACATTCTTGACATGGCCTCGGTTCAGACCAGCTGGTGACCACCATGGATCTCGCAAGTTGTCTGTCTGGACACAAAGCCCAGCCACATCTGCGTTCAATGGTGTCCAAACGTACTGGTCATTGAACTTGTCATACTGATACTTCCAGCCACTATCCAGGACGCCATATGAACTACTCTTACTGTTAATGGTGTCAGAGACCCCTGTTTCGTCAGGACCTAATCGGAATCCCTTGACAGCAGTAAGTTTGGTGGATAGTGTATTCTCACCAACAACATCTGTTCGTTCTGGTGAAATGAATGCAACACAATCCTTGCGTTTTTCGGCTACACTTTCGATAATGTGGCTTGCGAGTGTACCGTTTGCAGGTCCACCAAGAACCATTGAGATGTCAGTCTCTTCTGGATCTGAAAACATATCATAACCAAGAATAAATGCAGACGCAGTAGATGTCAGGCCATTGTTTCCGCCTGTTAGCGTAATGTTGTCTGGACGCCAGACTCTCTTGTCTGTGGCGCCCCGGCCATCACCACCTTCGATTGATTTAAAAGTTTCGACTACGCCTAGTGGGGCATCACCAAAGTATGCAGTATTACCCCAAGCTCGTCCCGGTGCAAATGCATTAGTTTCAGCACCTTCAGGAGTAACCATGTCGCCGGCAATAGGATGATTCAGGAATCGAATATACTTTGACTTTTGATTAATCACATTGACATAGTAGTTGCTGCTTCCGTCGTCGCTCTTTGCATCTCTGGCCTTTGAAAGGTTTGCAAATGTCTCAAGAGGTTGACCCTTGACGCCGGTGATGACACCAGAGTTGTCAGAAATGGCAATGTGAATTTCATCATTGGCCGAACTCCGAGCCTCTGCAAATACAGAAGTTCCTGGAGCCTGGTCGAAATATTCGTAGAACTCCCAATTTCGGTCGATTGCAACATTTTTTGAAGTTACAGAAACAGCCTTGTCAAGAATTGCCGATGTTTCATCGCCG